CATCGAATACGTCCAAAATAACCCTCAGTGCCGTGAAATAGCTTGTGACCCGTACCGTTGGGCTCAAATGATGCAAGATTTGGACGAATTGGACTACCCAATCGTCGAATACAAGACCAACTTGCTCAATTTGATGATCCCCGCGACACAAAAAGTGTTTGAGGCTGTCACCGAAGAGCGCATACTTCACGACGGCAACCCTGTGTTGTCTCGGCATATTGACAACTGTGTGATTAAGATTGACCACCGTGGGCAACGCGTTACGAAAGAGTCAGCAACGTCTCGGAAGAAGATTGACGCGGCGATTGCGTTCATTATCGCCTATGACAGAGCGACAGCAAGTAGAATAGAAGAGGGAGTGCCGGAGTTTTTCTTCTAAGGACATTATGTTGGTAAATATCTTGCAAATAGGGGGCGCTGTCGCAATTAGCGTTGGCGCAGCCCTGATCTACCCACCATTGGGGTTGATTATTCTTGGCGCTTTTGCGATTGTGTTCGGTTTGAGTCTGGAGCGTAAGTAATGCTGAATAATCTTTTTTACGATGGCGAGGAGCGTGCCATCTCGTTTCAAACGGTTTGGGGTTCAGGTGACTTCCTGGAACTTGAAAGCCAGTCCGCCACTGTCGTCAACCAAGAAACCGTCTTTACGGTAAACGCAATCTTCTCCGCTGTCAGTCTAATCAGCGACACCATTTCTACACTGCCCGTAGATTCTTACATTCGTCTTGATGGCTTGCGTCGCCCTTTCCGTCCTCGCCCCGCTTGGGTTACTAAACCGGATGTTGACACGACGAAGGAAGCTTTCTATGGCGCTGTTATCGTTTCGATGCTTCTTGACGGCAACGCTTTCATCCGGGTCTACTCAAACCGTCGCGGTGAGATTACTAACCTTGTTGTTCTCAACCCGATTGATATGGAGATTCGTCGCAACGGCGTTGGACGCGTCATGTATGAAGTCAAGGGTGAAAGCAAAATGTTGTCATCCGAGAACGTCATCCACGTTCCCGATGTCGTTCGTCCGGGAGCAATCCGTGGCGTGTCACGCGTCGAAGCACTTAAGGAAGACTTTGGCCTTGCCATTGCGCTTCGCTCCTACGCTGCCCGTTTCTTCGGTTCTGGTGCAACCACTCAGGGCATTATCGAATACCCCAACAAGCTCACTGGCGAACAGGCCAAGATGTTGCAGGAGAACTTTGATTCTCGCCACAAGGGTTGGAAGCGTTCGCACCGCACCGGCATTCTGTCTGGCGGGGCAACCTACAAGACCACGAGCGTAACTAACGATCAGGCACAGTTCATTGATTCTCGCCGTATGGCTGTTGAGGATGTGGCTCGCGCGTTCAACGTCCCACCTCACCTTCTTGGCCTTCCTGGCACTAACTCTTATGCTTCGGTTGAACAAAACAACCTGGCGTGGGTTATCCACTGCCTGCGTCCTATCGTTCAAAAGCTTGAGTCGGCGTTCTCGCCTCTTATGTCGCGTTACCCTGGTGGGGAGACAGCGTTTATCAAGTTCAACCTTGATGGCCTGCTTCGCGCCGACATTAACTCGCGTATGAGCGCTTACAGCACTGGTTTGCTGTCTGGCTTCCTGACTATCAACGATGTTCGCCGTCTTGAGGACTTGCAGGACATTGATGACCCGTCAGCGAACACTGTGCGGGTGCCTTTGGCTAACGTGAACGTTGCTGCGGCTAACCTGAAGGAAGAGACTGAGAAGGTTGACATGGCTCAACGTCTCATTCAGGTTGGTTTCGATCCTGCCGGCACTTTGGCGGCTTTGGGTCTGCCTGCGATTGAACACACGGGTCTGCCTTCGGTTCAGTTGCAACCGACCTCGCAGATTGATCCTACTGATCCGAATTCGGAGTATGTGGTGGAATGATCACCAACGGAAAACAATCAGTTACCGCAACACCAACAATGATTGATGGTCGTAGCACTAAATATAGTCGGCTATATATTCACAACGACGACAACACTAAAGACCTTTTCATTGGAGACAGGAATGTCACCGCCAATAATGGTTACAAGTTGTTGAAGCTAGAAAGCGTTGCAATAGATTTGCCACCGTTAAATGATGTGTTTGTTATCAGTGATGGGAACGCTCACACTATTTCTTGGTTGAGAGTAGAGATTGATTAATGCCTTATTACATTTCTGATTCTGCTGAGGGTTGCGCCGGTTGGGCAACTATTAAGGAGGATGGCGAGGTTATGGGTTGTCACGCCACGAAACAGGACGCAATCGATCAGGGTCTTGCTATTGCGCAAGCTGAGGACTCAACGTTTGAGGGTGAACGTGCCATGCCTGGCACTTTGAAGCCCGGTAACTTTGTTTCTTGGAAAGACCACGGCGAAACTTATCAGGGCCGCATCCGCGAGGTTGTGACCTCGGGCACTATTGACATTCCTGGCTCAGGTGTTCAGATTGCCGGCACTTTCTTTGATCCTGCCGCTTTGGTGCAAATGTATGAGCAGGTTGATGGCGAATGGGTTGAGGCTTCGACGTTCTTGGGCCTTTTGTTTTCACAGCTCAGTGGTATCAGCGCTTTGGTTGATGATGAGATGCCTGAGTTTGAGTATGAAGAAGATGTGCTTGATGATTCACCAGATGGTGAAGATGAGAGTGACGATGAAGACGATGTTCTCGAAGAGAACCGTCAAGTAAACCTTGAAGCTCCGGCTTATATGCGCGCAGCGGCCCGTCAGGGTTTGAAGTATTACGAAGAGGGCTTAGCTGGTGACGGTCTTGTAGAGCGCACAGTCCGTGAGGCCAGGGCAATGGCTGAAGGCAATGTTACCGCTGACAAGTGGGTTCGTATCGCCGCGTGGATTGCAAGGCACCTTGTTGACCTTGATGCTCCTGCTGCTAACCCGAACAACGAGGATTACCCTTCTGCTGGTGTGGTTGCGCACCTGCTGTGGGGTTCTGGGCCATCCAAGCGTGCCGCCCGCAGGGCGCTAGAGTACGCTGAGGGTGTTGTGGGTAGACTAGAAGAAGAGAATCGTCAACGCGTGAGCGTGGAGGCTAAAGAGATGGCAAAGATAGAAACCAGAACCAACAGCGCCCGTTTTGAGGTGCGAGAACTCGACGGTGGCGGGATGACCTTCACTGGTTATGCCGCAGTATTCAACGCGCCAAGCGAACCGCTGCCCTTCATTGAGCGTATTGCCCCTGGGGCTTTCAAGCGCTCTTTGGATTCCCGTAATGACATCAAGTTGCTGTGGAACCACGATACTGGTGTGGTTCTCGGTTCTCGCCGTGCGGGAACCCTGCGTCTTGAGGAAGACAACTATGGTTTGCGCGTTAGTGCCGATCTGCCCGACACTCAGGCCGGCCGTGATGCCGCCTACCTCATTAAGCGTGGCGATGTTGACGCAATGAGCTTCGGTTTTTCTGTGCCCAAGGGCGGCGACGAGTGGGTCTCCGACAACGAGCGTGTTCTGCGTTCGGTCAGGCTTATCGAAACATCGGTTGTGCCGTTTCCTGCGTATTCGCAAACCTCTGGTTCGACTTCTGTGCGAGGACTTGACAAGGTTGCTCGCCGCGCTTCGGTTAACGCCGACGCGCTTGCAGACGCGATTGTTGCTATCGAATCCGATAGCGACTTGACTGAAGAGCAAACCGAGCTTCTGGCCAAGGTTATTAGTGAACTTGGTCCCAAGTCTGAGGAACCTGCTGAGACTGTTGAAAGCGAAGAGCTTGATGCGGACATGTTGGAGCTGAAGAAAAAGAAGCTTGAGCAACTACTGAAAAGGATTTAATTATGGCAACCAAGGATGAAATCAAAAAGGTTATTCTCGATGTGGCCGGCAACCCAGAATCAGGTGTTGTAAAGCAATACGCTGACGCGTGGGCTCAGGCGATCGTGAACATAGATGCCCCTGCTGAGGCGCCTGAAGTTGAGCGCGAGGTTGTGGAACCGGTCAAAGAAACCCGCATTCTTGGTGTCGCAGAGAAGCGATAGCGGGTTTCCCCTCCCGTTCCCCTTTCCGGGAGGGTCTTTTGTTACTTCAGTGTGAATACTGCGGTAAAATTAAAGCTACGGTTGAGTGTTAGCACCACCGGGTATGGGTCTGCGTTAGCGCGACTGTAATTGTAATCACATAAATAGGAGAATCATGTCTGAGTACCTTAAGTCTCAGTCGGAACTTCGCGCATCTCTCATCAAGGACATCCAGGCTACTCTGGACGTTGCTGAAGAGCGCGGCGGTCTTGACGCAGACGCAAAAAGCAAAATCGACGCTCTTGAAACTGACATCCGTTCAGCCGATGAGGCTATCGCAGTTTTCAAGCGTCAGGAGGAGCGCAAGGCTGAAGCAGCCGAGGCTGCTCGCGGGTTTGTTCCCTCTTCGGAAGCCCGTACCGAGGTTGACGTTCTTCGTGCGATTGGTCGCGGCGAAATCCGCGAACACACGTTCGAGCAGCGCGCACTCGTAACCTCCAGCAACACCGTACCTGTTTCGTTCTACGACCAGGTATTCCAGGTTGCACGTCTCGTTGGTCCCATGCTGGACACCTCCGAGATTTTCAACACCACTTCGGGTGAAAACATCACCGTTCCGACCATGACTGCCTACAGCACTGCTGCGCTGACGGCTGAAGGTTCGGCTATCGCTGAGTCCGACCCCACCTTCTCCAGCATCACGCTGGGCGCTTACAAGTATTCGTTCCTCATCGGTGTCAGCAACGAGCTGATCGCAGATGCAGGCTTCAACTTGGAAAGCCTCCTCGCTGAGCAGGCCGGTAACGCTATTGGCTTCACCGTCAACAACGTTCTGACCATCGGAGACGGAAGCGACAAGCCTCGCGGTCTTGTTACCGCTGCTGGCTCTGGTATCACTGGTGGAACTGCCGTTTCTGGCGCGTTCACCGCTGACAACCTGATTGACCTTATTTACTCGCTGGATGGCGCTGCGCGTCGTCTGCCGGGCGTGGGCTTCATGGCTAACACCTCTTCACTCGGTGCTATGCGTAAGCTCAAGGACAACTCGGGTCAGTACCTGTACCAGGTTGGTGTTGGACAGCCCGACTCGTTCGCTGGCTTCCCCATCTTCGAAAACCCCGCTATGGCCTCTGCCGCCCTTGGCGCGAAGAGCGTTGTCTTCGGACACCTCCCTTCGTACAAGGTTCGCATGGCTGGCGGACTTCAGGTTGCATCAAGCACCGACTACGCATTCAACAAGGACCAGACTTTCTACCGGTTCTTGATGCGCGTCGATGGCGACCTGACTCACGCAGGTCACGTCAAGTCCTTCATCGGAAACGCTGCCTAGTATTTGACGACACGCTGAAGGGCCGGGGTGGTGGGTTGCCCCGGCCCTTCTGTTTGCTAGGATTCTGTGCATGGGAAAAAAGGGAAACCCTGCTCACAGGGAACAGTTAAAGGGCGCTATCGGTGTTTGGTCTAACTCTTATGACGCGCCGACAGGTTACGGGCAGCAAGTAAAGTATCTGATTGACCGTATGGTCCGTCACGGCTTTGATGTCGCTAACCTTTCTAACTTTGGTCTTGAGGGCAAGATCGACACGATTAAAACACCGTATGGTGACGTGAAGCACTTTCCGAGAAGCTTTCACGGTTATTCGCAGGACAGCGCCCCGCTTGACTTTATGACGTGGGCTAATTCGGTTGACAAGAAAGACTTGTTCTTTACTTTGTATGACGCTTGGGTTCTTGAGTCGCCCATGTACGAGAAGATGCGTCAGATTTGGTCTTGGATTCCGCTAGATCACATTACTTTGCAGTCTCGGGTGAAAGAGTGGGTTGAGCGTCCTAACGTGTTGCCGATTACGATGGCACCATTCGGTAAGCGTCAACTGGATCAGGCCGGCATTGAGAACGTTTATATTCCGCACGGTATTGATACCGAAACGTTGAAAGAAACGTGGGTTCTGCCTACGGGTCAGGATGTGCGCGACTACTGGAAAACACGGGACAAGTTCGTTGTCGGCATGGTTGCCGCTAATAAAGCTTCTGGCCTGGTTCACCGTAAAGCATTCAGTGAAAACTTAATGGCGTTTAGCATCTTTAGGAAACGTCACGAGGACGCCGTACTGTATTTGCACACCGATGTGACTGGTAGCGGTATCGGTTGGAATCTTATGGAGTTGTTGAAATCTCTTGGCGTGCCACAGGACGCCGTGTTGTTTGTAAACCCCTTGGAGTATCGTTATGGGTCTTCGCGGGAGACTTTGGCGTCTTATTACACCGGGATGAACGTTTTGTTGGCTCCCAGCCTTGGCGAAGGGTTCGGTGTGCCGACCATTGAGGCTCAGGCCTGCGGAACCAGGGTGATTGCGTCTAACTGGGCCGCCTCACAGGATTTGGTTTCTGAGGATGGTTGGCTGGTTCAGGGCACACCGTCTTGGGATGCCGGACAGTTGGCTTGGTGGCAGACACCTTCCGTGCCGTCGATTGTGGACGCTTTGGAGGACGCGTACAAGACCGGTCAAGATAAGTCTGAAGTTGCGGTTGCGTTTGCTAAAGACTTTGATGTTGAGACTGTTTGGGCTCGTGACTGGATGCCTTTGCTTAGGAAAGAATTTGGATGAGGCTAGTCCACTTCTATCATGTTTATGCTGATGGGGATTGGTTCACACCCGCTGTCGAGCATTTAGAAGAGCTTGTTATGTCTGGGTTGATTGACAACCTTGATGACATGTTTTTGGGCATTGTGGGTTCGCCCGCTAACCGCAAGAAGGTGAAGTTTGAGTTGCCGGGCATTGTTATTGCTGAGGCTGATGAGGGATGGGAGCAAGTCACCTTAGAAGCCGTACATAAATACGTACAAGATAGTGACGACGCGATCTTCTACGCTCACACTAAGGGTGCTTGGTCTAAAAGCCCGCTGGCCACCAATTGGCGTGTGTCAATGACGAACGACACTGTGACGCGTTGGCAAGAGTGTGTGACAGCGTTGCGCGACCATGACGCTGCTGGGCCTTTTTGGTTGAAATCGGTTGAGCAAGAACATGCTGAGCATGATTTCTTTTTTGCTGGCAATTTTTGGTGGGCTCGGTCAGATTATGTGCGCACACTGCCACCCGTGAAGACTGAAAATCGTTTCCAGGCTGAGGGGTGGATTGGTTTACGTCAGCCCCGGGTGAAAGATATGCGTCCCGGCTTGGCGACTTGGGGGAACTTTTGGCAACCGTAATCCTTACATCTGTGTACGGCAACTTTGACCCGTTGAGGCCGTTGCCGAAGAATCACGGCTTCGACAGGGCTGTCTGTGTAACCGATAACCCTGACTTATCGGCTGACGGTTGGGAGATTGTTGTGGTGCCTAGCAATCTGTCGCCACGGTTGGCTGCGAAGCGCGCCAAGATGATGCCATTCGATTTCGTGAAGGCCGAGTTCGCTGTGTGGATTGATGCAGCGTTTGAGATTGTTGGTGACGGTTTTCGAGAGTTTTGCGAGAGGGCCATAGAGGGCAAGGATATTGTGGTGTGGGACCACCCCGACAGGCATATGCGACCTGACGCTTTTGCAGAAGCAGCGTACTCGCGCACTATGGCCAAGTATGGGGATCAGGACTTGGAAGGCCAGGCGGCTCACTATTTGAGTGATGGTTTGCTTGCGGGTTCTGGTTTGTGGGCCTGTGGGACGATTGTGTGGCGTAACCGTGAAAAGGCGCGAGAATTCGGTCGGCGCTGGTATGACGAGAATGTTAGGTGGACGATTCAGGATCAGATAAGCTTCCCTTATCTTGTGTGGAAGTTGCAACCCAACTTTGGCGTGTTTCCTGCGCACGAGTATGAGAATCCTTATTTGAGGTGGTGGATGCATGAGCGAAACGTTTGAGCGTATAGCGGCCGATCAGGTTGAGGCGCAGGCTGGGCACGTTTACCGGTACCTGTCGGCGTTGGACTGGATTGAACGCGATCAGAAAGTTATTGACGTGGCCTGCGGTGTCGGTTATGGCGCAAAGATTCTTGCTGAAAAGAACGTTGACTATTTTGGTGTTGACAAGATTGAGGCCGACGAACAATACATTCGGTACGGCAACTGGCTGTTTGGTGTGGACTTGAACACTCACCGTTTGAACTGGAAGGGCGATGTTGCTATCTGCTTTGAGACTCTTGAGCATTTAGAAAACCCACAACACTTGGCTGACGAGCTTATGGCTGCCGCCCCCGTAATTGTTGTTTCGGTTCCTACCCGGCCAACGAAACACATAAACGAATATCACTTGCATGACTTCACGGTTGATGACATTCTGGCGATGTTCGACAAGGTAGAACTTGTTCACCTTGAGGATCAACCAGAAGAACTGTCACACATCTTTGTCTTCAGGAAGCCTGATGCTGCCTAACCTGATTGTGCCGGTGTTGAACCGGTACGACTTGTTGGACAGGATGATTGCGAGTATCGATTACCCGGTACGCGATCTGCTGGTTGTTGATAATGGTGGCGAGCTGACCTCTTTGGCGTCGAACGATTTTATTCACAATTTGCATGTTTTGAATATGCCCAGCAATCTTGGTGTGGCTGCTTCCTGGAATCTGGGCATAAAGTCGTTTTATGGTGACAGTTTGTGGTTTTTTGCTTCCAACGACATGTGGTTTAAGCCAGGTGCCCTTGAAACGCTTTCTACGGCCCGTAGAGACGAGATAAGCCTTGCAAGGGACTTTCCCTTTTGGCAAACGTTTTCTATCGGTGACGAGGCTCTCGGCAAGCTCGGTTTGTTTGACGAAGGGTTTTTTCCCGCATATTTCGAAGACACGGAATACAAGCGCCGTGCGGAACACTTTGGGGTTAATGTTCGGTTGCTTGACGTAGACACGGGGCACGATAACTCGTCAACAATAAACAGCAACCCGATTTATCGTTCGCAAAACGACAGAACGTATAGCAACAATCAGGCCTATTTTGATAGGAAGGTTGCTAACAATGATTATGGTCCCGGTGGCTGGCTTTTAGAGCGACGGCGACTCAATGCCTGGGACGCTCCGCGATAGACTAGATACGGAGGTTTATTGTGACAATTATTAACGGCTATACCGATCTAAACACGTTGAAGCTTTCTTTGAAAATTACCGACACTGTGGACGACGCCTGGTTGACCATTTGTATCAACGCGGCATCACGCGCTATCGACAACTTTTGTGAACGTGTTTTCTATCAGACTTCAGCAACACGGGTTTACGCACCTAACGACAACTTTGTGACAGAAATCGATGACCTGGTTACTTTGACCACGTTGAAGACATCCACCAACGTTGACGGTGTTTTTGATCAGACATGGAAAGCCAACGATTACCAGTTGGAGCCGTTGAACGGTATTGCTGGCGGTATTCCTAGTCCGCGCACGTTGGTTCGCGCCGTTAACGATTACTGGTTCCCTACCGCTGGGCAGGAAGCTACCGTACAAATCGTCGGGACGTTCGGTTGGGTTGCTATTCCTGACGCGATTGAGCAGGCATGTATTTTGCAGTCCGCACGGTACTTCAAGCGGGGCGATAGCCCGATGGGCGTGGCCGGCTTTGGTGAGGGAATGGGCGTTGTGCGGTTGTCGCGTATTGACCCTGACATTGCAACTTTGTTGGAGCCGTATCAGCGTGTCAGGATGGCGTAATGTCTGTCGATATTCAGGCCATTAGGGAGCGCATAGCAGTCAACCTTGCGACTATCGCGGGTTTGCGCACCGAAGAGAACGTGCCGGATGTGGTTAATCCTCCGGTGGCCGTTGTGGCTTTGGAGCAGATTGCTTATGACGGTGCTTTCCAGCAAGGTTTGACCACTTTAGAATTCAACATTTTTGTTGTTGTGTCACGCGCTTCGGAGCGTATGGCTCAACGCAAGCTCAACCAGTTCGTTGCACCTACCGGGACGTTCAGCATCAAGTCTGCGGTAGAATCGGATAGGAGGCTTAACAATCTCGTCGCGGATTTACGAGTTCGTAGCGTGACCAACATAGGCTCTCTGCAACTGGATGATCAAGAATATATGGCGGCTGAATTTGCTGTCGTTGTTTATGTATAAGGAGAAATAAATTGGCAAAGTATGTAGTTACAAGCCAAAAGGTTAGTGTGAACGGAAATGACGTTTCTAACGCTTGCGCCCGCGCTGAGCTTGTGCTTAACGCTGCCGAGGTTGAGACGACAGACTTTGGTTCCGCTGGTTGGACCGAGGTTGTCGGTGGTTTGAAGAGTGGTCAGTTGACCCTTGATTTCCACAGCGACTTTGGTGCTGGCGGGGTCTCCGCCCTCTTCCAAGACCTTGTTGGCACTATTGGTACGTTTGTGGTTATTGCTAACGGAACAGCCGCTTCGGCTCAGACGCCCGCATATTCCGCAACCGCGCTTATCAACAGCTTCACCCCCGTCGCCGGGGCAGTCGGAGATTTGGCTACGTTCTCAGTGACGTTCCCAACCACCGGCGCTGTCGGCTACGGAACTGCTTAATTGTTGTAAGCTAACGGTATGAGAATCAACCTACACATTCAGTTCGTGGACGGCACGGCAAAAACAGTTACCTGTGGCGCTGCTGACCTTGTTGCTTTTGAGGACAAGTACGGCATTAGTGTTACAAAGTTGGCTGAGGAGACTCGGATCGGCTGGTTGCTATTTTTGGCGTGGCACTCGGAGAAGCGCACTGGCAGTACCAAAGCTGAATACGACAAATGGCTGGAAACAGTGGAAACTGTGGGGGAGTCTGAAGAAGACCCAAAATAGTTGGCCTCGGTGAGGCTTCTGCTCACTGGTACATCGCTGGTATAGCTGCTGAGACGGGTATTAGTCCCAGAGAGTTGCTACAACTCGATGACAGGATGCTTTGGACAATCCAGAGATGGTTAGTCGCAAGGAACCTGCCTAGACACTAGGGAACCGCCCCTTCGGGGGCGGTTTTCTTTTGGGTAGAATGGTTATAGGCGTTAGGCGGGTGTATGTCGGAGTATCGCATTGATATCAATTACAGCGATTTGGCGCGCTTGGTGAACCGACTCAATCAGATTGAGCCCGGGCTTACTCGGGTTATGCGTTCTGAGTGGAAAGAAATTGTTGAGCCCGCTAGGGCGCGCTTGACAGCTAACTTAAAGGCTGGACCCAATCCGCCACTTTCAGGTATGCGCAAGCGTGGTTCACCCGTGTCTAAGACGTGGAACAACCGTGGGCAGTCTAGCCGCGTGCAGGTACAGGTTCGGGCCGGCAACAAGGTTATTTCTCAGATGCGCAATCAGACTATGTTGCGGTTGGTGATTCGGTCTGCTGCGACGATCATTGCTGATATGGCTGGCCGTGGCGGTAAGTTTATGACGCCTGCGGGGACGAAGACCGACTGGTATGTATACACAAATCCGTTGTTTGCGAATGCTTATGGTCCGAACAGTAAGCCTGGTTTCCGTCGCCATACTGTGACCAGCCAGGGTGAGATAATGATAAATAAGCTTAATGGTCGTTGGGGTGGTGGCCCTTCCCGTAAGGCCTACCCGAGCGTTGAGAAGTCTTTGCCTGCGGTTCGGGAGAAGTTGGCTGAAAACATTGGCAATTATATTGAGTTGACTAACAGGGAGTTGGGTCCGTAAACATGGCTAAAGAAAGACCGTTATCTATAGCCGTTATCCTCGGGGTCAAGGGTAAGGGTTTACAGGAAGCAATCAAGGACACTAAGCGCCTCGGCAGCAGCTTGGTCGGGCTTTCGGACTCGGCCGTTAAAGCAGCCGTTGGTTTTGCCGCGTTCAAGGGCGGCCAACTTGTTGCTAATTTTGCGCGCGACTCGATTGATGCTGGTCGTGATCTTCAGACGAACCTGAACGGTTTGCAGTCTGTGTTTGGCTCTCTTACACCACAGATGATTGCGTTTACTAAAACGACTAATGGTATTGGTTTGTCGATGTCTGAGGCCGCTAAGGCTTCTACCTTTATTGGTTCGGTGTTAAAGCAGTCCGGTTTCTCTATGGATGAGGTTGCGGTACAAACGCAACGCTTGACTCGTCTGGCAGCTGACCTTTCGCTGACTTTCGGTTACGACGTTCAAGAGTCGTTGCTTGCAATGACCGCGTTGTTCCGTGGCGAGTATGACCCGATCGAAAAGTTCGGTGTGGCCATGAAGCAATCCGAAATTGATTCGGAAAAAGCTGCTAGAGGTCTTGATGGTTTGAAGGGTGCCGGTGAACGTCTTGTTGACCAGCAGATTCGGTTGGAGTTGCTGTATCAGCGCGCTGGCGACTCTATGGGCGCTTATGAGCGTCAGGCGGGCAATCTTCGGGTAACGCAGGATACGTTGCGGGCTTCGTTTGCGACGATGCAACAGATTCTTGGTACGGCGATGCTGCCGGCAGTTGCCGACCTTACCGCTTCTTTAATTCCGCTTGTTGAGACTCTTGGGCCGATTCTCGCCGCAGCTTTGCAACAAGTTGTCCCATTGTTGGTTACTTTTGCACAAAACACTGACCAAATCGTCAGCGGGACAGTCAGTTTTATTACGGGTGTTGCTTCGCTCGTAACCATGATGGCCAATCTCGCAAGTTGGATTATTCAAAACATCGGGTGGCTAAAAGTCCTTGCCGTTAGCTTGGCTGTCATATTTACCGGTCTGTATTCTTTACGCGTTGGTATTGCCGTTTTTACAGCTTTGCGAGGTTTTACTCAAGCTTTTAACATCACGTTAGGTTTGACGGCAACACAAATCCGCATTGTTGGTTTTGCGTTGGCTGCTTTGCCAATCGTCGGTTGGATTGCCGCCCTGAGCACGCTTGTTGGTATTGGTTATGAGCTTAGTCAGTCCGCGAAGGCAGCTGGCGGTGGCCTTGAAAACATGCTGGACGAAGAAGCCCTTCTTGCAGATATTGAAGGATTTAAAAACCTTAATACTGAAATAGCTGCTAGCGCGGAAGGTTTCGAAGATGTTCAAGGGGCCGCGGGTGCCGCTACTGATGCCGTAGGAGACTTTTACAAAAAGCTTAATGACGAAATTGGCAAACAACAGGCGAAGTTCCGCTTGCAACAAATGGGAGCTTCTGAAGGCTTAATTTCCGCGATTCTTGGATCGGGCGCTGATTGGCAGCGCGTCTTCAATGATGTTGTGTCGCGCGGCATCGCTGGCGTTGCTGATGTGCAAAGAATGTTCCGGGCTACTGCCGCCGGCTTTGATGAAGCGATGGCTCAATGGGAAAAGGAATACGGCGAGCCTTTCCGTAAGTTCAAAGAGGATGCGCTTGCCGCCCGTGACGCTCTTGTTGAGTTTACTAAAGAGATTGAGATTCTTCCTTCGGTCGCTGAGACTCTTGGCGAGTTTGAACGTAGCGCTGTTGACAATCTTTCTTCTATTGAAGAGAAACTTGACGAGGCTTTCAATAACAAACAGTTATTGCGCAATTCTTACGAGAACCTTCTACAATACGCTCGTGACGAGTTCAATGTGTTGCGTCAGATTGAGCGTCAACGTGACGAAATCATTGGGCGACGCGACGCGGCCGACGCCCTCATCAATTCGGTTCAAAATTCTATCCAGGGTACCGGTCGTCTTGTAAGCCTGTTTGGTGATGTTGAGAAGCAGGTTGCAGGTATTGATGTTGTGGAGTTTGCAACGCGCACCGTGTCGGCCGGTAGGCAACTAAAAGAGTTCCGCACCGCACTGGTCACTAACTTTGTTGAGCCTATCGAGAAGGCTGCTTCCAAGGCGGACAAACTTGTTTCCAGTTACCGTGCTGTTGTTGAGCGGACACGCGAGTTTGTTGAGAACCTTAAGACCTTGCGGTCGCTTGGGCTTGACCCAATGTTGTTCAACCAGCTTGTTGAGGCTGGTGTTGAGGCTGGTGGGGCTACAGCTCAGGCTTTGGTTGAGGGTGGCTCGGAGACTATCAATGAGCTGAATGGCTTGTTCAAGGAGCTTGACACTCTTGGTGCCGAGCTTGGCGAGAACACGGCACAGGTGATGTTCGGTCAGGGCCAGAATTTTGTTAATGGCATTGTTGAGGGTCTTGAGGATCAGGCCGCCGAGCTAGAGATTTCTGCCAGGTCAATTGCTGAAGCGTTTACGATGACGTTTGAGCAAGTTCTGGTTAACGGTATTAATGCGGCGATTGACGCCGCTGAGGCCGCTATGGCTCGTATGCCCCGCATTGAAGACTTTATGGGCGACATGAACTTTGGCGACGGTGGTGGCGGCGGCGGTAGCGGTCGTGTTGGCGCTGACGGCAAACCACTGGTTAGCATTATGGGTACTACAATGACACAAACTGCCGCCCAGGCCTTAAAGCCCTACAACCCTCCGGGCGCTTTGCTTCGGGGTGTCGGCACCGACATTTCTCGCCCTCTAAGCTCTTTTACTCAGCCAAGTATTACTCCTAGTGGCCTTGCGGGACCGGGCCGTAACGCGGTTTATCAGACAAATTTCATCACCACTTCCGCTATCACGCCACGAACTCTGCAAAACAGTTTGACGCAGACCGCTAACCGCTCAGGCACGATTACAACTACAAGGCCAGGTTCGGTCAACAGGAAGGTCGATTAATGACCGTTCCTACCCTTAAAGTAGAGATCGGGTTTGACCTTACCGAAAACCCGGTAGGCCCGTTTTTTAAACTTGACGACCCAATTCAAGGCCGCCTAGATAATGACATTTACCGTCTTGCTGGAACCCTTTTCTATGATGTGACAGATCAGGTCATTTCGGTTGATATTCAACGCGGTAAGTCAGCTATTCTAAGCGAGTTTCCGCCAGGCGAGTGTAGTGTCACGTTCACAAACCACAACCGGTTCTTTGACCCTCTGTTTGAGGCGTCACCGTATTACCCGGAGATTGTGCCAAGGCGTGAAATCCGTGTGACCTCTGGTGGGGAGTTGGTGTTCTCGGGTTGGATTGAGGACTGGGATTTGGATTACCAGCCTAACGGTGATTCGGTTGCTGTGGCTAAGGCTGTGGATGCTTTGAGCATTATGGCTAACCAGACTCTTGACGCGTTCACGCCGTCGATTGAGAAGGCTGGCGACCGTATTGACGCCGTGTTGGATAGGCCTGAAATTGACTGGCCTTCTACTTTGCGCGATCTTGACCCTGGCACTGTCGATTTAGCTGGCAACCCGGTATCGCAAGACGCTGATGTTTTACAGTATTTGCAAAACGTTGCCGGTTCTGACCCTGGTTACGTGTTTGTGACCCGTGATGGAAAGTTTGCTTTCCGTGACCGCCGTAAAGCGCCAACTTCTGCTGATCTTGTGTCGTTTGGCGAGGGTGGTATCCCGGTTGCGAGTATCGCGGTGACGTATGGTTCGGAGTTGTTGTTCAACCGTGTAACGGTGTCGCGTCAGTCTGGTGGGACGGCGATTGCGTCGGATATTGATTCGCAGGACAGTTACGGTATCCGTGACCTTGTGGTTTCCGAAACACAGTTGGCTTATGACGATGACCTTGTTGATTTCGCGGTCGGTTACGCGTCTTTGTTTTCTCGGCCCGAATACAGGTTTGACAACATTAGTGTTTCGTTAGAGAACAAGTCTCCGGCAGATCAAGAGTTGATTCTTGGTTTAGAAATCGGTGACATTTGCGAGATGCGATTCACACCTAACAACATACCGCCACAGATTGTGCGTTACGTTGAGGTGCGAGAAATCAATCACAACATTCAAACGTCGTTTCATACGGTTGAGCTTGGGTTTGAAGAAACAAGATACGCGCCTCTCATACTTGATGATGAAGTGTTCGGTAAACTAGATGTAGGCACTCTGAGCTGGTAAGGATTCCCCATGCCCTATAAAATTTGGTCGGTCAACGAGATTTTGACTGCTGCTGACATGAATACTTATGTTGGTAATCAAACGGTTTTGTCTTTTGCTGGTACTGCTGCGCGTTCTAGTGCGATTGGTACGCCTGTTGATGGCATGTTGTCGTATGTTGGTGGCGGTACTGTGCAGGTTTATGCGGGTACTGCCGGGTGGACTTCGATCAGTGGTGGGGGTGGTGGCGGTGTTGTTATTGGTACTGCGGCCCCCGATACACCGGCTGAGGGGGATTTGTGGTGGGATTCTGATAACGGCAAGTTGTATGTTTATTATGAGGATGTTGACTCGTCGCAGTGGGTTGATGCGGCTGGTCCTTCTGTAGCGGTTCAGTCCACAGCACCCACGGGGTATGAGGGCCAGTTGTGGTTGGATGACACTGACGGGTCTATGTACGTTTATTACACGGACCCGGGCGGGTCTGCTTCGTCTTGGATTGGTGCGGTGTCGCGGTCTGGTGGGATTTTGCAGGTTGTTTCTACTACTAAGAGTGACACATTTAGCACGGCAAGCACGACGTTCACGGACGTTACGGGCCTTAGCGCAACCATCACACCGAGGTCTACTTCTAGCAAGATTTATGTTATGGCGACTGTTACAGGTACTGGTACGGCCGCTAACACGCAGATTCACCTACAGCTAGTCAGGGACTCTACCGCTATCTTTATCGGTGACGCCGCCGGTTCTCGCACTAGGGCAACCGTCAGCGGTACAGAGGGTATATCAAACGAGGTGTATTCGATGGCGGCCTCTGGGCTTGACTCACCAGCGACAACGTCTTCAGTCACCTACAAGGTCCAGGCCAAAACTCAAGGTGCTAGTACGGTGTATATCAACCGCTCCCAGGGTGACTCCGACCTTGTTTCTAGGCCGAGGACCGTTTCTACGATTACTTTGATTGAGGTGGCAGGCTAATGGATATCACACTAGTTCTTTCCCGTAGGTACCCTGGTGCTGAGTGGACTCTAAACGGTGACTCTTATGACGGCCTGACTTGGTTGTCTGAGGGTGACGCACCTTCTGAGGCTGAACTATCGGCTGAGTGGGCTCAGGTTGAGTTTGAGGTTGCGTATGAGGCTGTTCAGAAGCAACGGCAGGCC